AAAGTTAGTAGCTTATCTGCCGCCGCCGCCAGAGATTCCGCCATATCCTGACGCAGCCGCTTGTCCACCACCACTATAGGTGCTGCCTCTTTGATTTAGTCCAGCGCCCGTACTGCTAACACCCATAGCTCTACTAGGTTGAGTATTGCCCTGCGATAAGATTGCCATGTTTTGTCTGTGTTGGGCCTTGCGAGCTTCGTATTCTGCCAAGCGCTGCTGGTGCTGTTGTTCTTCTGTAGCTTCTATAACCAATCTTTGCTCACGCTCTTCTTGAGCATCAGCGCTAATTTGCGCTAGGTTCTGATTCAATCCGCCAGTAAACTCGCCAGCATCATAGAGTAAGCCGCCATTAACGCCTGTGAACTTATTATCAGCATCGTAACGTGAACTAGCAGTATTCATTCGCTGCATAGCCTCTGCCTCCGTCATTGGGGCATCGCCCTTATCTGACCAGTTAAAGGCTTTTGTTCCAATTCGGTCAAAAAGGTTAGGCATATTTCCGAATGGTAGCAATTTACCAAGCCCTTCAGACCAATGTTCATCCCTTCGTCCGCCCTCACCGAAGCTCATATCTCTGTAGTCAGTAACGCCATCACCAGAAATGTCTTCTGTAGGTGTGCTGTATTTGTATGGGTTATATTGCTTATTAACACCGAAGTATTCACCTTCAGTTTGCGCTCTTGGTGCAGTCGGCTCGTTATTTAACCCACCACCAGCCGCAGCTAAGGCAGCGTAGTCAGATCCACCAGCAGTTCCGTAACCACCTCCACGCCTAGGGCGAGAACCAGTAAAGGGATCTATGAATCTGTCGTTAATTGCTGCGTACTGTGCTGGCCTACGGGCTTCAAGCTGGGCTAAAGCATCTTCATATAATGGGGCGCTTGAGTAGCCTTGAATGCCACCTGCAAAGGTTTGTGCCTGCGGAATGCCTGCAGTGCCATCAAATCCTGCTGGGGCCATGCCAAAAGCGCTAGCAGTGTTGCCAGTAGATCGCATTGATTGCTGTTGCATGGGCGAAAAAGCCGCTACATCAGCACCATAGTAAGGGACATACCCTATCTCAGATACCGATTCTGCATCAGCGAGGCTTCGCTTATGGGCATCTTGTATGTAAGCTGGTACTTCCGTCTTACCTGTTGTAGTACCACCACCACCGCCAAATAAACCCGACATAACTAAAACCTCTTCTCTAATAATACTAGCTGTGACTTCCAACCATTATCTTTTAATGCTCTAAGCCAACCTTTTCGGCCCGTCATTGTTAAACTTTCACAGCCTTGATCTTTGGCCCATTGTACCACGCTGGAGTGCATATCTATAATTTCATCCAGATCACCACCGCCAAGAAATACATGAAGTACCTTTTTTCGTGGGAATACTGTAATTTCTGTCACTAAGCATGAGTCTTTAGCAGGCCATAATTGCATCGTACCAGCAACAATAGCCTCTACTATATCTTCGTAGTGGTGCGTCCCACCACCGTACTCTAATGCGCTCTCAATCCAACCTTTACACCGTTCTAGCTCATTCACCCAACAATCCACGCAGTAGCGTTTCTAAATACTGGGATAACTACAGATCCACCGCCAGATACAGCGGAGCCGAATGTTGGCGAAGAAGCGTCCGTTACATAAGCTCTCTGACCAACTACGCCTGTAGGTAAAGCTGATACGGTAAACCCTAGGTTGATAGGCACAATAACAAAAGCGCCATTAATAGACACCACTGGGTATTGCCCTACCTGATCCCATAACAGTATCCCGTCTTCTGCCGCTGACTCACCAGTAACCTTGTGTCGTAATTCGCTACGGGTTTTAGCCAGCCAGATGGACATACGCTGCGCCCATTGGGGCCAATTCTCGTTAAGTAATCTTGGTGGGCTGTCTAGTATGCTCAACGCCTACCCCCTGCCACGACTTCAAGTCGGTTAATACCAACACGCCAATCAGTAGAAGTAGCCCCTTCCACGCGAATCCTGACCTGTCTTCCAGTAAAGCGTAGGCTAGTGGGGTTAGACATACTATAAGGCCCATACGTTCTTTCCACATCATTGGGATAGAATCTAGTTTTAAAGGTAGCATCAACCTGACCTTGAGTCTTTTCATCGGGTATCATTTGAGTAACGGACATAACACTTTCACCGTTACCAATCAGTATTGGGCCAGACTCAGCAAATGGCTCTACGCCATCGTAGTTAAACCCAATTTCATGCTCGTATAGCTTCTTATTTAGTCCAGAGGCGATTATAGGTAGGCGGTAAACGCCTGCATCAACACCAGCAGTTCTAGATATTTTACCTATAGCCCATGTATTGTCATTGTAGTTATATGACACATAGCGGTCATTCTCGTTAGAGCTTGAAGATGGGTAGAACCACCAAATCTCACCAAAGGTGGCGTTAGCTACAGCGTACACCTTACTAATTTGGCTTACGTTTATATCTGAGAAGACATAATCAGAAACATCGCAATTAAGCTCTGACACTGCACCGCCAGTATATGTGAAGAATGATTTACCACCCATCCATACTGCGCCTGCGTCCACTACCGCAATAGCGTTATTTGAAATAATTCCACAAGCAGTACCAACACGCTCAATGCCGTAGACATAAGGTGGGCCTGAATAAGTTGCTACATGGGCATCGATGTTGGTAAGAATAAGCGCTTGGTTTTGCACCCTGACACCGCACTCAATAACACCTGAAGTTTGAAGCTCCAAGCTGCCAGCCTCATTAGTTGCTGCTGCCGTCCATACAGTATTATTTTCACGATCAGACCATTGCACTAGGCGCGGATTACCACCAGCGCCAAGAGCCATCAAGAAGCGTTCTTCTGTAACTAATACGGATCTACACCCTGTTGGGGCATTAGATACTGCTGCGGCTGGCGTACCTGTGGCAAGTTGCCACTCGTAAATCTTACCATCTGCGCTTGAGCAAGCGACAAGGTTTTGGCCCCAAGATTCCATAGCCCAAGTAGCTGCAGGTGTAGTTCCTGACATTTCTTGCCTAGCGATACCGTAACCTTCTTTACCATAAAACCCTGTACCAAAGCCTACAGACTGATCTGCATTTTCAGTTCCTGCTGTCAAGCCGACAGGTGTTATATCAAACTGAGTACCAGCGGCATTATAAACATATAGCTTATTGTAGCTACCAGCGGCAATCCATCTGTCAGCACCGTTAGTAACCCATGCGTGAATTCCACGAATCTGTCCAGCGCTTGCTGTGTCACTACGAGTACGCCAGCCACCAATAGGTTGTAGCGTATTGTCATGCCAGCGAACTAAGTTAGAATCACGCCACCTGCCCTGAGCTTGTAAGTCAGTTCCATTACGGTAAACGCCTGCTGGTAAATCTAATGAAATAAGTGCCATGTTCAGTCCTTAGCAAATAGTTTTAAGCTCACTTCGGGACATTACCGCCAAGGTACATCCATATCGCCACGCCAACTGCGCCAAGTATCCATAGCAACTTCTTGGTAACTGACTTGCCTACAGATTGATAAAAACGGTCATACGCCTTATTTGCGGCTAATTCAGCAATCTCATCTTTTTCTTTTGCTGTTAATTCTCTGTCAGTCATCGTCTTGCTTCCTAGTTGGCTAACGGATTATCTAAGGCCCGTTGTAGTTTCTTGTTCAATCTTGTTTCAAGATCTGTGAGTTTACGTTCTACATCTACGCGTATTGTATCAGATTTCTGCTCATAATCATTCTGTAATTGATCGCGCTTACTTTCAAAGCGTCCGTCAGCCACATCTATAGCAGTTCTAACATCAGCCTCAATGCCTGAGATGTCGTCCTCAACCTTGTCGATTATCTTCTCTTGGCGGTCAATGTCGTCACGAATAGACTGCTTTAAATCTTTGATGGTTAGGTACTGCTTCTCGGAGGCTTCTTTAATTGATGTGATTTCATCCTTTAGCAAGTCAATGCCACGGTCTATAACAGAAAACTTATTCTCCATGATGGCTATACGCTTATCGTAGTCAGATAGGTCTGGAGTAACAAACTCACTTATCCTAGCTTCCATGCTTAGGTAGCGTTGGTACGCCTCAAATCCACCCCATAGGCCACCAACTATAGTACCGATTAATGGCACTATAAGAAGCAGCTTACTGCC